AAGAGAACTTTGATTACGAATTAAGTAAGGTAAAATTATGAAAATGGGTTTAGGAGGTTAAAATGAACACCATGTTCGAAAACATCCGTACAGACTTTAAGTTAGTGAAACTGGTTAATGGCGAAGATATCATCTGTACTATACGAGACGGCAATCCGAATACCACGGGCGGCCGAATAGAAGTTGTGCATCCTTTAAAAATGCATATACTCCCACGAATGACAAACAAAGGCACTTATGGTGAATCTTTGAATTTGAGCCACTGGGTACATCCATATACAGAAACTAGATCATTTCATATACCGAACAGCAGTATCTTGTTAGTTGCTGAGGTTTCGCCTGGACTTTCCAAATATTATGAATACGTCCTAAAACAAATTGATCGTGAAGATAGTCTAGATGATTTTACCAATGATGAGATTTATGAGGACTTACTATCCCAAATGGACACTGATCCAGATGCTTCTGTACACTAAGCTTAAAGCATTCCATAAACCCCAGCATAGTTAATATAACAAGAAAAGAGCACTATGTCAAGGGACTTTTTAAAATAAAAATGAAGTACAAAAGGAACTTGACTTCCTTCTTACATGCTGTTATAATCTATAAAGAATCAAGAGAGAAAAAGGATTTATTTAAATGGCTAAACCTAGTAAGGCCTCGACAAAACCACATTATGTGAATAACAAAGAATTCCTCGGCGCTATGGTGGAATGGAATACCAAGTTTGATCGTAACAACAAAGAGGATATTCCACCACCCGTTACCAACTATATAGCTGAGTGTTTCCTAAAGATTGCGACTCATTTAAGTTATAAACCTAACTTTATCAATTACACATACAGGGATGATATGATATCCGATGGCATCGAAAACTGTCTTCAATACGTTAAGAACTTCGATCCAGAGAAATCGTCGAACCCTTTCGCATACTTTACACAAATCATCTACTACGCCTTCATCCGTAGAATCCAAAAAGAGAAAAAACAAAGTCATGTCAAACATCGAATTATCGAAAAACAAGACTATGTAGCTTGGACTACTATGGAAGGCGATCAGACATCATATCACGTTAGTGGGTTTGATCCTAATATTATGGTTCCAGATGAACCTGTGTATAAGACTAAGAAATCTGAGCCCAAACCTAAGAAGGGCCTTGAGAATTTTATGGAAGATGAGAATATTGATGCTGTTGTCATACGAGGTATCGATTGAAGATAGCAATAATAACAGATACCCATTTTGGAGCTAGAAACGATAATCAATATTTCAATGATTACTTTTTCAAATTTTATGAAAATGTGTTCTTTCCTTATCTAGTAGAGAATAATATCACCACCTGTATTCATATGGGTGACGTTATGGACAGGCGTAAGTATGTCTCATATAAGATAGCAACTGATTTTCGTAAGAGATTCCTCCAGCGTTTTGTAGAACTTAAAATAGACCTTCATATGATTATTGGTAATCATGACACGTATTATAAGAATACGAGTGAAGTTAATTCTATGGAAGAGCTAGGAAACGTGGGTACTGTTTATACAAGGCCTGAACTTATTACACTTGATGGTCATGATATTTTACTGATGCCTTGGATCAATGCGAATAACTATGAAGAATCTATGGAACACCTAAACCACACTAATGCAGATGTACTAATGGGTCATCTGGAGATTAATGGTTTTGCTATGAACGCTAACAATATGGTTACGCATGATGGGTGGGATAAGAAATTCTTTAAGAGATTTGAAGCAGTATTCAGTGGCCACTTTCATCACAAATCAGATGACGGCCAAATCTATTATCTTGGTACTCCATATGAAATTTACTGGAATGATTGGAACGACAAGAAGGGCTTCCATATCTATGATACCAATACTAGAGAATTAGAACGTATTGTTAATCCATATACAATCTATGAAAAGATTTATTATGATGACACTACAGAAGACTATAGTAAGCATGATGTATCAAAATATGAAGAGAAATATGTTAAGTTGATTGTAGTGAATAAAAAAGACCTTTATGAGTTTGATAAGTTTTCAGATCGACTGCTGAAATCAGATTGCCATGAAGTTAAGATTATAGAGGATTTCTCTGATTTTGATGCTTCTAATGTATCAGATGATATTGTGGAAAACTCTGGCGATACTATAACTCTGTTAGACAAGTATATTGATGAGCTAACAGTTGACTTAGATAAGGACAGGCTGAAGAGTACAATGAAGAAGTTGTACATAGAGGCCTCTGATTTGGATGTTTGATAAGACTAAACCTTTTGATATAAATTGGGAATTAAATAATATCTGCAACCTCTTCTGCCCCCAATGTGGTAGGAATGAAATTGTGGATGGTAAGATTCAATGGCGAGATTTGCCTTCTGGTGCCCGTGTTGCTGGATTGAATACTGTTGATAATTCTCTAGAGACTTTTAAGACTGTGTATCGAAACATTGGCCATCCTGTACGTACAATACGATTTCAAGGACATTTGTCTGAGAATGTTTTGAGCAAGGATTTCCTAGAGATATGTCAATGGATATACGATGAAACAGATTCGTACATTCATATCAGTACACACGGGTCAGCAAACACGCCAGATTGGTGGAGACGCTTAGGTAGCATCTTCAGTGATATGGGTGACGATGCTAAGGTATTCTTTTCATTGGATGGGTCAGAACAGGACACCCTAGAGAACTATAGAGTAGGTGCCAACTTTAATAAGATTATTGATAACGCAAGGGCGTTTATTGAAGGTGGGGGTTACGCTGTTTGGAGAATGATTATCTTTAAACACAATCAACATCAAGTAGATGATGCCCGTGCTATGTCGCACCTACTAGGATTTAAGAATTTTGTTTCTGTACACACACAGAGACGCCATGCTATGAACGAACGATGGACTTATAAGGGACAGGATTATATACTGGAAAACCAAGATATCTCAGATGAATGGAATGATGCTGTAGATAATAATGGTCAGTATGGGGAAATCCAATGCAAAGCAGTAGATGAGAATCAATTTTACATAGATCACTACAATAGGGTTTGGGCATGTTATTATATTCCAAACATACATAAGTTGGCCCAGGAGGCTAATTGGTATGGTGAATATATGCAAAAGAAGGCCTCTCTGCTTGATACAACATTAGATGATATTTTAGAAGATGAATTTTATGAACGATTAACCAGTTCGTGGCACAGGGAGTCTACCTGTCTATCAATGTGTAGAAAGCATTGTTCTAAGGAACATGGCGTTAGTAGGGGGTTTGCTTATGACCGATCAGAACACCCAGAAAATTATAGTGGTCAGTCTATACAGAAAGTTGAGGATTATATATGAAATTATTAATTATGGGGTTGCCTGGATCAGGCAAGACTTGGTTAGGGGAAAGACTAGGCAAGCACTTCCACATTCCATATTGGGATGCTGATGAAGTTAGGAAGATTTATAGTAACTGGAATTTTGACCAAAAGGGTAGAGAACAACAGTCTTTACGTATGAGGCAACTTGCCGAGATAGATGAAGTAAGTATAAGTGGTTTTGTGTGCCCTCTGCCGGGCTATAGAACATTCTTTATGGCAGATAAAACAATTTGGATGGATACTATTGATAAGTCAGAATATGAAGATACCAATAAGTTATTCATACCACCACACAAATATGATTTGAGGATTACAAAATGGATAGACGAAGACCAACTGTACAAATGCTTGGAAGATTTCAGCCCTGGCACGATGGACACACAGAACTTTTTAAACGAGCTCATAGAAAAACTGGTCAAGTTGCAATCTTGATTCGTGACACTAATGAAGGTTATCATGAAAGAGATCATATGATTGGAAAACTTCAAGCGGCTGGTTTCAGTATGTGGAAAGACTACGAAATTATTGATGTTCCTAATATTGTAGATATTATGTATGGCCGAGGTGTAGGTTATACGTTTACAGAAGAACGCCTTGACAAAGAGATTGAAGATATTTCTGCTACTAAGATTAGAGAAAAACTTAATCCAGTAAAAGGACACCCGATTTGATCCATTTTAAATATGTGAGGTGGAAGAACTTTCTATCGACTGGCAATAATTTTACTGAGATTCAGTTAGATAGAAATTCTACTACATTGATTATAGGTGAGAATGGAGCTGGAAAGTCTACAGTTCTGGATGCCCTTTGCTTTGGTTTATTTGGTAAGGCGTTTAGAACTATCAGCAAATCTCAATTAGTCAATTCTGTTAATAACGGTGGCTGTGAAGTTGAAGTAGAATTTATAATAGGGTCTAAGGAGATCAAGGTTATACGTCATATTAAACCAAACAGGTTTGAGATTTATATCAATGGTAAGATGTACAATCAAGATGCTAATGTAAGAGATTATCAGAAGTATCTTGAGCAACAGATTCTAAAGTTGAACTACCGTAGTTTTACACAGGTGGCTATTCTTGGTAGTGCTACATTTGTGCCCTTTATGCAGTTATCGACAAAGCACCGTAGAGAGGTTGTTGAGGAGATACTTGACATCCAGATATTCTCTATTATGAATTTGTTGTTGAAGGTTAAACTTAAAGACATTGCAGAAACGCAGAAGGAAAACACATATCAGAATGATGTTATCTCTGAAAAGATTGGCTTACACGAACGCTACATTCAAGATGTTAAGGCGAATAAGCAAACCTTAATTGCAGAGAAGAATAGTCTACTTTCTGGTAATGAGGAAGAGATATTCAAGAAGAACAAAAGAGTAGATAGCTACGTACAAGTAAAATATGATCTTTTGGAAGAAATATCTGATACAGATCAAATAAAGGCTAAGTATACAAAACTTAAAGACTTGAAGAGTACTCTAAAGGAAAAGCATAGATCACATTCTAAGGATGTAGATTTCTTTGTTAACAATGAAGATTGCCCTACATGTGAACAGCACATAGATGAAACTTTCAAAAAGACTATGATAGAGGTAAAGTCCAAAGATGTTAATAAGTTTTCTGAGGCGCTTGGTCAAATGGAAAAGGCTCTAGAAACTGCAAAGAAACGCCAATCTGATATCAAAGAAGTCGCAGATAAGATTCGTG